TGTCCAACTGCACTTGCGTTTTGTACAACACCTCTTGTAGTTCCTGCTGGAGCAAACCATTGGAAACTAATGTTGTCGTTGTAAGCAATAGTGTATAGTGCCATATGACTTGGAGGAACAGTTACAGTCGCACCATTTAATGGTTCTGTAGTTTGTCCTGCTGGATAGTAAACTGCACTGTATGTGTTTTTAGTTACTAGTCCATCTTCGCCGTTTTCACTTGCACTGTTACTGTTGTTTACCCAAGTAATAACATCTGTTGGATTCTTACGCATTGGTGAATCAATAACAATAAATGCTGTCTCACCTCTATCACTGTTTAGTGTAACCATTTCGTCAACTAGTTCTGGATAGTTTGGTGAAGCAATTAAGCTGTACTTGTACTGTGGATCTCTGAGATCTGTACCAGTAATAGCCGCTTGCATTGCAGTTGCAATAACACCACGTTGTGCATATCTGCCAAAACGTCCGCTACCATCTGCATGATTACCTGAACCATTTCTCCAAGCTGTACCATTCCAAGCACGAACTGTATTTTTACTTTGTGCCATGTTTACAACTAACATACCTGCTGGATAAACTGCCGCATTTGGTGCGCCTGCAATTGGTGCGCCGCCACCTGCTGTATCATCGATATCTGCAAACAATACACCTGTATTGGTTGTTTGGTCTGTGTTATCATGTAATACCCAAGCAGTGTTACCTGTGTTTCTTACATAAAGTTTTGGATATGCTCTTTCGTTAGCTTGGTTTTCAGCGGCTAATGTTGTATCTACCCATACATCTCCTGCACTTGCACCTGTTGGTTCTGTTGATGAATATGTTGCACTAGTGGGTGCATATGCACCACCTGCTACTTTGTATAGATCCAAACTGTTGATTGTGTTATCAAACCAGTAAGTGCCACTTGCTACTGTAGCAGTCGGTGTTGCATCTTGTGCTAACACTGTAGTTGCACTTAAATCGCCAACTATACCGCCTGTGATAATTTCTCTAAGAATAATAGTAGCTTTGGTATTTGCTTGTTGGTCTAACAAGTATTGACCTACTACGGCTGTACCAGTTGCTAATGCAGTTACACTTGATCCATCTTGTGGAACAAAGTCTGTAATAGCGCCAGCACCATCTGCTTGAGTAGTACTAATACCTTGTACTGTTGCACCTACAAATGAAGTACCGTCATGTAAACTTAATGCTAGATTCAAACCATTACCTGGTCTTGTGGTCTTAACCCAAATATCGTTATTAGCAGGACCTGCTGGAGCACTATAATGTTCGTCATATGTTACAGCTTCACCACCACTTAGTGCGGCATCACTGTCTAGTATTTCCCATGCGCCACCTACACCATAAAAGTATTCAATACTCATTTGTCTTGCTGGACTTGTTGATACTTCATTATCAACATGTACTACAACTAGGAATGTTCCGTTTGTTGTGGCACTTGCGGCTGTAGCTGGTGTATGTACATCACCTACAACGTCTGTACCGTCATCTACGTTAACTTCAACTGCTGGAATTTTGTTAACCCACTTACTAGAAGCATTATCGTATTGATGGATACCAAATTTACTAGCATCTGTATCTAACCATAATGTATTTGCTGTACTATAACTCGCAACTGGTGCGGTTGTACTTGCTTCTAATTGACCTAAATTTAAGTCTGCTCTAACGACAAATGCTTGGCTACCTTGTCCAAGATAACTATATGCCGCCATAAGACCATATTCACTGGTCTCACTACCTTGTACTACACTAGATCCGCTTGTGGTAAATGTTGGGTTACCAAAAAATTGTGTTAATTCTCTCTGACTTGTTACTTTAACAACTTTGCCAGCTTGAGCACTTTTGGTGAACTTTGCAATTCCGTCAGCTTCACTTCCTGTAGGATCTGTTTTGTCCTGACGTGTTGCAACCATTAGTAGTGGTACTGTACCGGCGCCCGGAGCACCGTATGCACTTTCATCTACTACTGATACATTTACACCAGGGGATACTAATACTGCCATGTCTTTCTCCTTATAAAAGTATTTGCTTCTAGTAGTATTTACCTGGACCACTATATATCAGGGTGGTTATGAGAGTTAACCTAGTAGTTAATGAATTAGTCAAAAAAAATAGGACCCGAAGGTCCTATTTTGAGGGGGGATATTTGGTTATTAAGCAAACATCTTTGCTCTGCTACCATTTACATCACGAGCAGTAATGCTATATCGTGTTGCGCCTGTTGTAGCAATATCAGTCTTGACGTTAAGTCCAGCTGATTTCATTTCGCTCATTCTAGCAGGAAGTTGCTGAATGCCAAACCTTGCATTTGCGTCTTTCGCAGTCAAAGTTTTACCAGTACCTCGTAGATAAGTTTCTAGGAAAGTCTTCTGGTTAGTTTTAATTGTAGTAAAAGCCATTATTGCCTCCAGTTTTTTAAAATCAACTTAAGGTGTTTCCCTAAGTTATTCATGCAGTATAGCACCACATAAATTCGTTGTCAACCTTTTTTATCCCCAATCTTTAAAATCTCCAGCATCTTCATTGTCATTATACCCTTTGGTATATGCAGTGATCTCAGCTGGTGTCATCATTTCCATTGGGATACAATCGCTCTGCATACTAGCGCCTGTATAATAGTGTGGTTGGAAACCTCTTCGGTAGTAGCTGTCTGCCCCACCTCGGTCATATGGACCGCCATGTCTATCATCATACTTCATTTATATTCTCCACATCTGCAAATTTTACAACATAAGTTTTTGGTTTACCATCTACTTTGGAATCTTCAACTTCCATAAGTTTGGTGTTCAAGTCACGAGCAACAATGGCTCCAGTGCTTGTATAATCTCCAATTTTCTCAACTGGTATGTCTGCTAAACTGTACATACCTCCCGGACGACCAAATGTATCCAGTGGAATATTTTTTACTGTAAAGGTGCATTCATATCCTTTACCAACTTCAAGTGTTTCGGGTGTAATCATAACTTACTCCTATCCAAAAAACCATATTAACAATGCACCAACAACTATCCAAGGTGCATACTTCCATCCAATTTTTATTGCGCCAAATACTACTGCTAGAAACACACCAACAGTGACGCCACCAATAATGAGAGGTTTTAAAACTTCCCATGCAAGGTCAAAATCTCCGCCCATTATGCAGAGACCTTAACTATACCAAGTTTAACATCATCGAATACTTTTTGCAAGGCTTGCATTATCCATTCTTGCTTATTTTTTTCAGCTTCGACATAGGCATTTTTTACACCTTCAAATTCAGCTTTTGAAATTGATTTTACTTCAACTGGTAGATAAGTGTATGCCATTTTGTTCTCCTTGTTTAAAAAAAGTGCCGGGCTTTTAGTGTGGTCGCTTCACTGTCAGTCTGACTAGTCCGGACTTTTAGCTAGCCAGCCCCTTAACTCCTTGCTTCACCATAACTTTCAATTCTTAAGGGAGAACCTACTCGTGCTTTTTGCGGTGTTACGTTATGCTAATCCATCTTCTCCGACTCCTCTTGGTTGAGGGTTTAAGCAAATAAGGGTTTCATTTCTGAGAACACTTTGTTAAAAGCATTCACTTCATATTCAAAATGCTCAAAGAAATCATCGTCATCATCTTCATTAAAACAATGTTCTTCCCAAGCACGATTCATTGCTTCCATACCTTCAAGCATGTCACCGTTACCAAAGTTTTTAATTGTACGACATGCATCATCAAAGGTCACATTCATCTCATAAAAGCTAGGGATTCTAAACATCTATCAACTCCTTGTTTCTAACTATACATACACTATAGCACCAAGATGTCATACTGTCAACCTTTTTTATACGATTTTTTCAATCTTTTTTTGTAATTCTTCTAAACTTGATTCATTGCATACAATCTGATCAAAACTACTATTACTTTCAATCCATGCCCATTCACTTGGGTGTACACCTTCAGGTTTTATGCCTTCATCTCTATAAGAGTAGAACCAAGTTGGTAATTCGCCTCGGCGTACTTGCCATACTTGACCTTGTATATTATCAATCATACGCATTTCATTGGGGAAGCGAACATCAGGTATTACCCAATTTGTGTCTGGATTCTCGAGTATTTGTTTTTTTACTAAACTTACCCAAATACCGTCAAAAAATCCGTTACGCATACAATCAGTACCAAACAACTGAAGCACAAGGCGAGGGGTAATTTCTTTACCTGCTTCGTTTGTCCAAAATTCATCTGCTTTTTCTCGCCATATACGACTTCTATCAGTATCGCCTTCCAACATATCTCTATCCCAGTCAAACACACTGGCAACACCATCTTTAAGTTTGTCAGCAAAACTAAGTTTTTGGAAGTTATGATTTTCCACTAAAATATCGGCAACGGTTCCTTTACCACTGCCGATTAAACCGCATATACCAATTATCATACGCTACTCCGTAAATTGTTATTTTTTACAGTTTAGCGTAAATTTTAAGAAAAGTCAACCGATAATAACGCCAAGTCCAGCTTGACCATCAGCAAAGTATTTGAGATCATCTTCTAGTTTATCCATAGCAGTAAGAGCATCGTTACGCAATGCATCTGCATTTAAACTAGTACCACCTTGTGGTCCTGCAATAGTATTGAACTTACCACGTGCTTCTGCTAACATAAGTTTTGCATGGGCAAGTGCATACTCTTTGATCCACGGACTGCTATATGGATCAGTTAATAGTTCTTCGTCATTGCGTTGTTTGTATACATGAATAAAAACTGTATCTGGTGCTTTAATCTTTCTATGAAGCAATAACTTTTTGGTTACTGTATTCCAAGTGAATGTATATTCTCCACCAAACATCTTAGATAAATGTTCTCTGTGTTGTGCTAGTGCATCATAAATGCCTAAGCCTCCTGCTCTACCACTGTATAACAAAAAGTTGTTTAGGTATGCAGTTTCAAATGGTTCAATGTCACCACTACTAGCACTGCTAAGTGTTCCACTACTACGTCTATAAACATCCTTAACTTCGATAACTTCATTATCTAATGTATATTCCGCCTGATCCACAAGTAAGTTAAGTGCAACAAATGCTTCTTCGACTGCATTCTCGCTACGTTGTCTATACTTTTCAAAACTTTTATCCATAGATAATTCATAGTGTTCAGGGTCAAGTTCAACGTCAACCATTTGTCCACCAAGTCTAAGTTCTATCTCTTTTGTTAATTGATCTCTAAGTGCCATACTAATATTTATCCGTTATAGTAATCCGCAGTGTACTTGAGCAGTTGTTTAATTTCTTTACTGTTTGGTTCGAAAACAGTTCTGTATCTAGCATAACTAGGCAAATCATTTTTATATGCTTCTGGGTTTCGTAACACTTGTTCTGGATTATCAGTATCTTTTATTTCGCTAGCAAGGTCACTGCCGTATGCCATAAGTTCATGTGGATCACG